CTACGATGTCGTGGAACTCAACGCTCGATTGTTTATTACCCTCCTTGTCCTTGTAGTGCTCATTTGTTGCCATACTGAAATTACAAACACTAACACCGCTTGGCAGAGCCTTTAGCTCTGGGTCTGCTGTAATGTTTCCAACAATAATTGCTTTGTTTACATTCATATTATTTTTCTTTTAGCATCTTAGTAAATACAGGGTCACGGTCTGCTATCTCCTTGAGTGCTTTGAATACAACGTAGGCACTAACAAGGTCGGACCGGGACATTTCCACGACCTTGTAACTTCCAGCCTCTCTGACCACGTTGTCGTCTTTATCGAGGATGTCCTCCTTTATGAGACTGACAAGCATTGCCCCAGCCACCTTCTTGTCCGGGTACTCTTCCTCGTAGGCTTTCATGTACGCAGTCACTTGGTAAAGCTGAGTTGGGTAGATACCCTTAGACGTTTTGAAGTCCAGCAGGTACAAATCACCATCAATATCAGCAAGCTCATCGGCTCTACCGACATAGTTGTGCTTCTTGGAATAGACTAAGAACTCGCTTTTTACCGTTTCAGCCCTTGTAGTTTTGTACCAATCGTCAAACGCCTCCTGACCGCTCCGGGCTTTCTTTTGGTCTTTTTCGGTAAGATCAGCGAAGTCAATCACGTCATCAAAGCCCTTAACGTCCTCCACACCGCCCATATCTGCGTGGTGCTGGGCGTATTTGTGAATAACGGAACCTACATCGGCTGCCTTATCCCTACGCTCTGTGTGCGCCTTTTTGCCTAGCTCGAGCATTGCCATTACGTCATCACGAGTAAAGTTGTTTCCGTCACGCATTTCTTCCACCACTTTTTCGTGAAAACAATTAACAGCCCACCAAATAAGTGGACCTGACTTATCTTTCATTCCAACTATTCTACTCGGTGATTTCAGCCATTGATTACGCTCCTCACCGTCAAGTTCTATCAACTTGTAGCGGTGTGAGTTCGGATAGAAGTCTATCTTGACGTCACCGTTATATAATTCCTTGGTTTCAGTTTCAGCCATCTTATTCTTTTTTACCTTTACTGCCTTGCGTGGTTTCTTTGTCGCCCTGTATTTCTAGTAGGTATTTGTAATCAGGCTTGATGTATTTTCCTAGTTTACCGGTCCGGTCTTTAGAAATTACCTTTTCATCCGTGCTATCAACCATTATCACACGCTTTGACTCACCTTCGTGTTGGATAATTTTCATATAGCCGACCACATCCACCATCGTAACAATCTCGTCCGACAGTTTAGTTGGAATGAGAGGTCGCTTTACAAGCAGTTCATCGTCCTTTCCTTCATCAACGTGGGCTACCAGCAAAACATTCTTGTTGGTATCACGCAGCCATTTAATGAAGTTACGCATCTGCTTTTTCACCTCACCCCAGCCTGACATCGTTAAGTCGCCGTTAGATTGCCGGTACTTCGACCCGGACACAGTGTCTTGGTCGTTTATCAGCTTATCCATTGCCTCGCCGATCGGGTCGATAACAATGGTCTCGTAATCGTCCAGCTTTTCTTTTAGTTCCGTCTTGTCCTCTTGGGTGAGCCATTTTTTAAAGACGGCTACGTCAATCTCAATGCCACGCTCACCGAAGTACTTGGCACCATTCTCAAAGTCGAGCAGTAGGGGAGTTGGGAATGTACTAGCAAACGTGGTCTTTCCCACGCCTCCCATTCCGTACACCATCATCACCATACTCGCGACATCTGGGTAGTCCTTGGTATTTTTGATATCCATTATATTACTGGTTATCTAGTAATATATCCATTATAGATAACTATATCTGAAAAGTAAAGTGCTAAGGCAGATTATCGCTCGTACGTGCCTTGTTTTACCTGCTTCTCAGGATAATTTTGTAGCTCCTCACCTTTGATTAAGTAGCGTGGTGCCTGCCCTTGACCACGGTCAATAGAATCAATGCGACCTTGCCTAATCATACGCCATATCATTTGCTTTCTTGTGTCTTTAGTGCTGGCAGTACCAATAAGTTCAGCCGCTTGCTCCACGGTATAAAAAGACCTTTTATTTATTTTATTATATTTTATTTTCTCCATTAGCCCCATGGTAAAGCAAAAAGACTGAAAAGTGAAGTGTCAGCAGGATCATCGCCATTTATCTGCCGACTCATTCCAATGATGTAATCCTCCACCTTTGTTTATCTCTGTTGCTATTTTCATAGCACATTTGATATTGTCCTCTGCATCAGTCCGACTACCAGTACATTTGAAATGTTGCCAAGTGCCAATAACAATTTGAAACAGCCCAGTTGCAGTTGAGTGGTCATTCTTTACCTTTGGTCTGTAGGTCGACTCGGCAAAAGCGATAGCCTTCATTGTCTCAACAGGTAGTCCGTTCTTTTTTGAATGGTATTCAATCAGTTCTGGTATTGTCTTTGCCTCCTCTACCATTACTACCAACTGTGGTTCTTCAAACTGAAGTTGATCATACGCCACAGTACGCGGTGTAAAGAGTAGAACTATAAGAGCCAGCACAACTAAAAAAAGCAGTATAACGATATTACGTTTGATAAGCGGTGAGTTAGCTCATAATCAACCACCACACCCATTATATAACAAAAAGCCGCCCGGAGGCGGCTTCTGCAAGAAAGTAGTTGCTATAACACAACAAAAAGTTTTGATAACCAGTGATGCCCTAGATTGGGCACAACCACAGCATAGCACAATTTTTTTAATCTTGCCTCTTTCCGAAGTAATAAGTCACAAGTGTCGAACCTGCCACGAATATTGTACCGAGTAAGGTTTCAATGCTCGTTACGTCTATTGCCTCCCCTGAAAGGGCAGATGTGCCGACAGCAGAACCGAGAGCAAGTATTGCTACGATAATTCGTAGGATTGCCTTCCGGTGTTTGGCAGTAGACACGCTTTTTAGCTTCTTTGCCCAGCTAGTTAGCGTACTAACAATGGCTGGTGCGATAGCAATTAAAATAGCCTCCATAATATTTATTGTTAATTAATAAGCCCTACTTCAATTATACATAGTAAAAGACGTGGTTTCCTATTGTTTTTCTTTTAAAGCCACCTTTTATAAGAATGACCGCCCATTCAGGTTCAACGCTTGGGTTGTGGTAGTTTACCGCTCCGTGTGTGTTGTCCTCAACCTTACCGTCAATCACAGAACGGCTTATATCAACAGCCCTTTTAAATCCGGGTATTCTTTCCGGGTTATCCCTGCTAAGCACGTTCATAACGTGATTGTAGTTGCCGTCAGGCTCTGTGAGACCGTTCTTTGGGTTCCATACCGAGAATTGCCACGGTTGGTACACAACTCCACCGTACGTGTCAGGAAATGACACGCTTACCTGTCGGTTCTTGATAACGTTAGCAATGGCACGCATTCCCTCATCACTCTCTCCACGCCCCTCACCGTAGACGGTAGCCGCTACATCGTAAAGTGCTTCCTTATCCTCCTCATTTTCCACCACCCTGTCCGCTCGGTACCCTAGCTTCTCTTGTATGTTAAGTAACTGCTTCCGGACATTAATAAGCACTCTACCCATAACGCCGATTGAGATTTTGCCCCTTTTGATATCTATCGCCTTTTTTACGTGTGGATCAATTTCCTTTGCTACGTCATCGAAGTCATAGTATTTGTAGCGTGGGTCCAAGGCGTGAACAACGTACTTATCAAAGTCCTCAACGCCCAGTAGCCACTCAAGCCGGTAGCCAGTGTAAATATAAACAATATCGTCAAAGCAGTGCATTATTTCGTGTTCAATCGTTTCTTCAGTACCGTCACCTCGCAACTTTATAATGATAATCTCATATGCATTTATCTGTTTAGCAAGATGCCAGCCGTAGATGCCTCGGTCACCGTTCTCCCAGTCGTCCTTATCCACCAGTAAAGCAACTATATCCACGAAGTCATTATGTAGCTCTCTTATATGTCTAGTCCTAGCCTCAATCCAGCTCTTATCAATACCAAGCGCACCCTCCGAATATTCAGACCACGGTGCATTGTTCAATTCAGATACTTCTGTTGTGAGAGTTACGTCAAAGTTCTTAGTAACTTCTGAGTACAGGTCGTCAACGTTCCTATTTGATTTCACTAAGTTATGTATTCGCATTAATTATTTTTTATGTCTTTTAATAGCTTGGAAATATCTTCGAGGCTTATATTTATCTCTGAAATATCACGCTGTATGCTCCACTGGTTGTCATCAAGTTCATCTACCATCTCTGTTAACTCGGCAATCGATTTCGTGTTAATTTCCTGCTGAGATGTTATTACTTGGATTTGGTTATCCTGTTGCAAATTATGGGTCTGAATAGTATTAATACTCTGGTAAATCCAGAATATTCCAGTTACAAAAGCAACAATAATAACCCAGTTATCGGTCAAGCCAGACGTAAGGGTAGAAAAGCTATCCTTGTCTTTTATTTCTTTTATTTCTCCTCTTACTATTTTTACTATATCTTGTCTGCTATCTTCCATATCAATCAAAAGGGTAACCTGCCTATTTAATTATATCATTATATTTCCCACTTTCCTCCGTAGTTTTCCTCACCCTTGATAGCCATTAGGTGCGCAAATACGTGGGAGATGTTATTTCCCCTTTGCCAATCACCTAGATAACCAGTGTATAAGCGCATTTCCTGAAACCGGACCGGCGTATCAATGAAGCGAGCTAGGTGTTCGTTTGTGTAGTACAAAAAGCTATTTTGGTTATAGAAACTCTTGTGGGTTGGGTCTTGGAATGCCCCACGTCCGTCTGTGGAAGGTGTCATTGAAAGCAGAATGCCTCCGTGAGCCAACACACGGTATATTTCCTTAATAGGGTGGAGCTTGTCCTCTAAGTGTTCCAGTAGGTCGTGAGCGATGATTACACCAACACTATTGTCCTCTGCAAAATCCCAAGGCTGGTCTAAGTTTGCAATAATATCAACACTTTCACCCTCCTCTACGTCTACAGACTCAAAGCCGGGCCGGGCATCGAAACGACCACCGAGTTCTATCTTTCGTAGCTTTTTCTTGTCAGCCCACGACTCGGCAAGTTGGTATATATACTCATCGTGCTTTTTCCACGTTCCTTTTTGTATCTCTTCATTAAAACGGAGGTAACTATTGCTACCGTCCACCCGGTAAAAGTATAGGCACTCTGGGATGTGATAGAAATCCGTCACCTGATATAGCCGGCAGATTAAGTCTTGGTCGTCTAGTACTTTCAGGTCTTGGTTGTATCCGCCAGCTTCTTTGTATGCGCTCCGCCGGAAGGCCCTGACGTGATTAGGTGCGTACCATATCTTACTTAGCGATTGGGGGTGGGGAGGGAAGGCCCTCATTACGTTGTATTCAGTACTTTCACCCTTGATGGCATCAGTAGTCGTCTTGTAGGTCTCCCAGCCGCTGTTGGCCGAGTATGGTGCTCTAGCGTCCCCATTTGCATCAAACTCAGCAAAGTCTGAGTACACAAAGCCTATATCGGGGTCTTCGAAGGCTTTTTTAATCTTTTCTACCGCTCCCGGAGCGAGTAGGTCATCGTGATCAAGCTCTACGAGTATGTTTCCGGAGCACTCTTTTACAGCCTCTGCTTTTAGATCACCTATCTTTCCGTTTGTGTCTTCGTACAGTAAAACGTGTACACGCTCATCATCTCCTAAGAGGTTCTCACACTTCTTTCTCACCTTTTCACCCTCTTTCCCATTAGCTAAAACCATCCACTC